TGGGTTTGAATTTACGACTTGCAATATTTCATTAGCCAACATAACACGCTGACTCATGGAGAAAATATTTGGATCTGAAACTGGTAGTACATCTACGCGTTCATCAAAGTCCATTTGTTTAATCATGCCGTCACCAGCAGAACTCATGTAAGGATATTCTGGTGGTAAGTAATCAGCGAATACTTTGGCTAATAAAATAAATTCAAATCTTTGTGAAGAATGCAATCTTTTATGGATTGCTGACATGACTTTGGTACCACGCTCTAGTAAAGCTACGGTAGTACCAACTGGCATGTTTTGGTTAGCGTCACCTATTTGCATTTCAGCTAAGGCTGCAAATTTTCTGCCACTATCTACTAAGGTACCTAGCAGATTAAGTAAAGTGCCAGATGGCTCTTTAAATGGCAGTGGGACAAAAGCATCTCGTAAGCTCCCGCCTGGAGCATCCATGTCTCTGAACTCGCCCGGCTGTAGCGGTTGGTCATCGTTTCTGATACGAATACCTCTTGCTTTAAAACCAGCTGGTAAGTTAGACAATGTACCAGCATCTATCAATTGTCTTAGAATAGATGTTGACGCTTTTGATAACCCACCAATCATGTGAGTTAACCCAAATCCATAGAAACCTAAACCCGGTAAAAACTTATAATGCACAAAATAATTTATGCGTTTTTTCAATGGGTCGTTTTGTCTGTAGTTTCTTCTAATCGATAATACTTCGTTAGTAGTAGTTGAAAGCGTAATCACATAAGGTAATTTAATTCCTGTAGGTTCACCTTCAGCATCTACATCTTCATACCCTGGAATATCTAAGTCAGTATGCACTTCATAAAGTTCACATTGATCGCTTTCGCCATAGCTAGGTTCGACACCTTGCAATTCATCTATTTCTTCTTGGATAGAATCTGTATCGGTATCGACTATCATTGATTCAGATATATCGACATCTCGGTAAAATCCAGCTTGTTGTAATTTTTTAATATCGTTCATAGACATATCAACGATATGCGTAATTCTGCCAGCACTATAAATATCAGTTGTGGCATAAGGCACAACTAAATCTTCTGCTGGAATAAATCTAGAAACAGCACGGCCTAAATTTTGATCGTAGTAAACTTTTCTGAATGCCGAACCAGATAATGGTAAATAAAATAACATTTGATCTGTTTCAGTATCGTATTCTTCCATGACATTCATCAATTGATAGTTCATGAATTCACTAACACGACTAGCTTGTGCTTCACTGTCTGGATTTTTAGCACCAACTACTTGAGTTCTTACTGGACCATTCGATGGTAGTATTTCTTTGTAAGCTTGTGCTTGAAACTGAGTTACCGATTCTGCTAACAATGGATGCATAACGCCAGAGGCACCCTCGAAAGGTTGTGACCTTTCTTCATAATTCATTCCTAAAGTTTCTAAACCTTCCTTGTAAGTATCTTCCCAACCTTGTCGTGAGGATTTGTCGGCTTCTACGGCGTCAACTAAATCACTGTAAATATCATCGAGCTCATCTTGCTCTAAATATTCAGCTAAGTTGTCATTGAATTGTTCTGATAAATCTGGCGTTAACACCGAACCAAAGGTTAGGGTTCCATCTTCCCCGCGCTCGAAGACAGATAAATCTATCTCGATGTCTTCTGGTACTTCGACGTTAATTGTTTTGTCTTGATTATCTACTTCTAAATCTATTAGATCATCAGAACCTATTGCTTTATCTATATCTGCCATTAGTGTAATACTCTTTCATCTTTATCAAATATTTCGTACAAGTCATCGTAAAGAGAAATTATATCTTGTAATTCCCCAACTACAGTAACTCCCATCTGTTCCGCTATATTTTCTGCTATTTCTGAGCTACTAGCAAATATATTAGGTCCTTCGTAAATTGTGTTTTCACCTTGTACCCTAAACTCAGTCAAATATATTTTTACTTTCGAGTTTTTTTGAGTCATCTACGTGCTCCTTGTCTAAGACTTTTTTCATTTTATCTTCAGCAGAGTTTAACAATTTTTTAGCATGGTTGCTAAGTTTTACCCCATAGGCAAATGCTTCGATAGATTCATCAAGACTGAGATTATCTTTCTCTAAATAATTTGTGATATTGGTAATCTTCTCCATCGTCTCTTCGTAAGAGAGATCCTCAATCTTCTTTGACATAAAAAATTATTTTTTATCTTTTACGTTGCTCGCTACTACAGTTGCAGCTGTTACTCCGCCGACGGTGCCTGCTACTTTTCTGTTTCTTTGTATTCTTTTTTTAGTTTTTTCTGCTTCTTTAATTACGCCAGAATAGTCTTGTTTGCTGTAAAGACCATAATCTTCTTTTTGATTTTTTATTTTTGGTTTGTATTTGTTTATTAAACTTGAAGCTACTTTTTTAACTACACCACCTGCGCCAAATTTTAAAGGCATTTCATCTTTAGGTTTTTTTAAACCTAAAGGACCCGCTCTTTCCATACGTTTTATTCTAGCGTCTCTTCTTTTCTTTTTTGTACCTTCTGTTAAAGCGCCAAGTTTTTTATTTTTTGACATGGGTTTTTTTGGTTGACCCGGCATAGTAGCAGGTGCTGGCTTTTTTCCTTTAGAAATATCTTTTACTATATTTTTCTTTATTTTTTTATCGTAAGACTTTCCTTCTTTTCTAACTTTTTTTGCCGCTTCTTCAGCTTTTTTTAATCTTGCTTGTCTTATTTTTGCAGCAGCTTTTGCTAATTTTGTTACTGACATAATTATCTCCTACGTCTTAAAGGTGGTCCGCCAGTTTTTCTTCTTTTAGTTGTTAAACCAGTTTTTTTCTTTTTACCGCCAGCATTTAGATAAGATCTTAAAGTGCTGTGTCCAGCTTTTTCAACTTGGTCTTTAGTAACCGTGCTGTATTTTTTACCTTTGTAATTAAAAGTTGAGTTAGGTCCTTTTTCTTTTCTAGCTTTTTTGAAAGCTTCGCCGAAAGTAGGATCTTTTTTACGCATTAAAGCTAGAGCTCCAGCGCCTAAAGCTGTACCAACAGCAGCTATCTTACCCAGTCTTCCAGGTAATTTTTTAGGAGTTGGTTTTTGAGTTGGGAGGTTTGTTTTGTTGGTTGATTTGTTAACTGGCTTTCTTTGAGATCCCCTGCTATTCAAAGATTTTGTTAAAGGTTTTGTTAAAGGTTTTTTTAAAGGCTTCTTTAACCTGTCGGCTGCAGTTTGTCTTCTTTGTTGAACTCTTTTTACTGAACCTGGTTTAGGATTTCTTTTCCTAGCGGCTGGACTGTTAACAGTTTTCTTTACTTTATTTGTTGCTTTTGTTACAGACTTTGTTGTAATTTTTTTTGCAGGTTTTTTTGTAATTCTAGCCATAATCTTTTAATCCTCTAGTAATAAACTTTATTCGTGAAGTCATTATCTTCCATAATTTCATCCGAATCAAGCGAGATGAAATTACCTTGACGAAATCTCATTAAAGCTTGTGTCATGGAATCTACCAAGTCATCGTGTTCACTAAACGGAAACGCAGCACATTCTTCAATAAGTTCATCGGCAAAGCCCATCTCTGGTGCCCAGACCATACCCGATTCAAACATCGGTGCGACCGAGTGCATTCTAGTAACTTTATCGTTACCTCTTGAAGGTCGGAAGTTAATTACAGGTATGCCCATCATTCTCAGTTCTTGGGTCAAAGGAGTCCCACTCGATTGAGCCTCAATCAAGACCATGTCGGGGCTCCAGATTTGGTATTCGTCGTAGGCAATTCCCTTGAGCTCTGGAAAATCCCAACGACCTTTTTTAGAATCCAAAAGAATTATTGAATCCGGGGCGTCATCACTCGGACGAAACACACCCCAAGTAGTAATCGCTGAATAGTCAGCTGATTCTTTTTTCGAGAAAGCGGTATCGTAAGATTGAATAATATAGTCAACTGGTGGCGGTTCTTCATCTTCCCAGATATTCCACCACTCACGTCTAACAATGGCGCCCTCTTCACTGGTTGGATTCTGCATGTATTGAGCATTCCACTTGGCTACTGGAATAGAAGCTTTGACAGCTTCTAATTCTTCGATCTTCCAATATTCGGGCCAAAGTGGTTTGCCAGAATCCATAATCGCTGGCAACTCTAGTACTTCCCATTGGTCAGCACTATCTTCGGACATACGTTTAATCAATTTAGCGGTCAGATCGATGGTACTCCAACGCGTCATGACTATGACGATTGAGCCTCCCGGCTGTAATCTTTGTCGCGGTCCAGAAGAATACCACTCCCAAGCATTCTCTAAAGCCGACGGCGACATAGCATCTTGCTCTGAATGTGGGTCATCGATGATTAACAAGTCGGCACCACGCCCAGTAATAGCTCCACCCACACCTGCCGCAAAGTATTCGCCACCTTTATTGGTTTCCCATCGCCCAGCTGATTTGGAATCGGCAGATAAACCAAAATCATCAAATAATTGTTTATATTCGTTCTGATCCATAAGGTTCCTTACCTTTCTACCAAATCTCAC